TTGGTTTATAGCCTCTTGCATACGCTCGTCTGTAAGCATGTCTGCGGTGCCCATTTTTTGTAAAAGACTTGCCTCAATACCGCTGGTATCCATGTTTCTTAACAACTCTTCTGCGTCAGCGGCTGTCATAAATTGACTAAAGTCTTGTCCGGCTAAAGCTTCATTGATATCCGCTTGAGAAGCGAATCCGCTAAAATCTTGTCCAGCTAAAGCTTCGTTGATATCCGCTTGAGAAGCGAATCCGCTAAGATCAGGTCCTTGCATCCCTCCAATAGCATCCCCAATCATCTGCTCTATAGATATTCTATCTGGTCCTGTTTGGAAACCTGACAAAGCTTCTTGAATATCGGCTTGTGAGGCAAACCCGCTAAAGTCTTGTCCGGCTAGTGCCGATTGAATTGCCGCATCTAGGTCTTCTTGTGTTGTAAACCCAGACAAGTCTGGTTGTTCTTGGGTTTGTATCGCTTCTAAAGTTTCTGGATCTCTCAAACCAGCGTCAAACTGTTTTGCAAAAATTATGTCTTGAGTGCTAAGTTTGCCATCTTGGTTTGTGTCAAACTCTTTCATGTATTCAGGATTACTGCTTGAAGTAAGATGTTGACTTATTCTTTCTGCCAAAGAAGCCACGCCTTGTTGCCCAGCTAGTTGATCTGCAATCATCTGTTCAATTTGTTCTGGGGTCATTTTTTTTCCATCGTCTTTTACGGGGTCGTATAACGGATGACCAGGACCAAAAGGCATACCAAAAGGATCTACTGAATATTTAGGTTGTTGTTGTCTTGGCATTATTTATCTTTTTTCATGTCTTTAGCTATGCGCTCTCTCTCAACATTTGCTTTTAGTGCTGCAATGTCTTCTTGAGATTTAATTCTTTCTTCTTCAGACTCGTCTTTCTGCACAAGTTTTGCTGTTTCAAGTTTTAGTTTTTTCTCAGCAATTTCTTTGTCGTCTTGATTTTCTTGCGCTCGTATCTGAAGCTCTTGTTGTTTTAATTGTACCACTCCATCATCGGGTGGTGTCAAGATTTCTTCCAGAGAAGGCATTATTGTTTCCATAAGCTCTACTTCTATACTCGCCTTTAACGCCTCTTTTTCTGGATTTGGTGGAGGCGGTTGTTGTGGTCCACCCATAGGCACGGGTCCTCCTTGTTGCATTTGTGGTGGCATCATACCGTTTGCTGGTGGCATAGGTTGTTCAGGCATTTGCTCGTCGGCAACTTTTTGTGCTTCCATTGAAATGTGCTGAAAAATGTGTGACACCAAAGACGGAACCGTTGCTGGATTCATCATGGCCACAGGACTTTCTATTAGTGCAATGTGTGCTTCAATATGCGTCATGTGTTCTTGCTCTGGAAAAGCAATCAATGGCGCTCCCGTAATGGCTGCACCGTTTTCTTGCGCTGGATCCATAGGAGCGGGAGGTGGAGGATCAGGCAGTAACAGTGCTTCAATGTTTTCTGTTCCTAACGCTTCGTACATTCTGCGATAGGATTCTTTAATGTTGTGTATGTCTGGATTACTTTGTACCAACTGTAGTTCTTGTTGCGCAAGTGAAATTCTTTGACTCATTGAGAAGAAGTTAGGATCAGAAACAGGAATAACATCAACGCGGTTGTCGAAGTCTTGCTGTTTAATCATCTGGTTTCCGCCAGCAACAAGGTACGGATACTCTGGTGGTAGATATTGAGCAAACAATCTTGCTAATATTTGAAACTCTGTTTTCTGCGCATAGTGCAATCGTTTGTGTACTGCCGACATGACACGAGTGCCTTGCTCTAGTAAAGCCATAGTCGTACCGACTGGTAGCTCCTGATTACCTTCGCCGATTTGTAGGTTTGCTAAAGAAGCAAAGCGTTGTCCCGCTTCAACACAAGTTCCCATTAATGCGAGCAATGTTTGCGATGGTTCTTTATAAGGTAGTGGTACTAAAGAATCTCGAAGTGCGCCTCCCGGTGCATCGACATCACGAAACTCTCCAGGCTCTAGCGGAGTCTCATCGTCTCTGATTCTAAGGCCTCTTGCTTTAAATCCAGCAGGAAGGTTGGCTAGAGTTCCTGCATCTATTAGTTGTCTAAGAGCCGCAGTTGCAGTTTTAGACAAGCCACCAATCATGTGAATAAGTCCGAATCCGTAGAAACCCAATCCTGGTAGGAATTTGTAATGAACAAAATATTGAGTCTTTCTTTTTAGAGGATCATTTGGATCGTAGTTTCTACGGATGGACAAAACTTTAGAAGATGTTCTGTCAATTGTAATTATATAAGGAATGTGCATACCGTCAGGATCTTCAAATCCTGGTATGTCCATGGACACATGAAACTCCAAAAGCTCATACATCATTTCTGTTGCACCGCTTGCCGACACACCTTCAAGATCGTCTACTTTATCTTGAGGTTTACTTTCTATGTTTGTCTCGGACGGTTCAATTGATATGTCTCTGTAAAATCCTGCAAGCTGTTGCGCACGGACTTCGTTGTATGTCATTTTGACAATGTGTGTTACGCGCTCGCAAGTCTCAATGTCGCTTGCTGTGTACGGAACAACTAAATCTTCTGTTGGTACAAAAGTGCTGACTGCTCTTTGTTTGCTTGGATCAAAATAAACTTTCTTAAATGCGGACCCTGCAAGAGGTAAATAGAACAATAATTGGTCCATTTCAGGGGTATATTCCTGCATTTCAGTGGTTATTTGGTAATTCATGTACTCTTGAACACGCTCTGCTTGCGCTTCTATTTCAGGTGTTTCCATGCCCATAACACGAACTTTTACAGGTCCTTTTGAGGGTAAAAGCTCTTTAAACGCTTGTGCTTGGAATTGTGTAACTGATTCTGCTAGGAGGGGGTGGGTAACACCGCTTGCTCCGGGAAATGGACGGTCCCGATCTTCGTATTTAAAACCAAGTAAGTCTAGTCCTTCGACATAAGTCTGCTCCCATTCGCCACGACTTGCATGGTCTTCGTCAAAGTCTCCGACTAAATCATTGGCAATGAGTCCTAGTTCGCTTTCTTCTAAATAATCTGCTAAGTTTGCGTCAAATGGAATTTGATCCATAAAATCCATTTGCATTTCTTCTGGACTAAAATCTACTTCCGCTGTTCCGTCTTCTGCAAACATGACCGAAGCACCGTTGTCCATGGACATTGGTTCTTCGATTTCTACTGTTTGACCAGACTCAACTTCTAAGTCGATTAAATCAGAAATTCTGTCTATGTTGGTCGGCTTGTTCTCGCCTATAGCCATTAATATACGCCTGTAAAGTTGGTGCCTCTAATTGCTGCGCCTTTGCCTCTTGATTTACCTTTGCCTGCGCCGGGCTTTGGCCCTTTGCTGGTTGCTACGGTTTTTTGTTTTGCGTAAGGAACCATTCCTTGGTCCTTGATCTTTTCGCCTTTGTCCATTTCAATTCCTCTTAATAATATTCTCTGATTCTGCGAGGCTCGTTGTCCTGCATATCATAGTCTGATTCTAAACCAATAAATCCCCCTTGTCGATAGCGCAAAAGAGCCTGAGTTGTTGAGTCTACCAAATCGTCGTGATCTCCGAAAGGAAATGCAGCACATTCTTCGACGAGTTCTTCCGCCCAACGCGTGTCTGGCACATAGACCATGCCCGATTCGAGTATAGGTGCAACAGAATTTACACGCGCAATCTTGTCTTGTCCTTTTCCGGGTGAGTAGTTTACAACAGGTATGCCCGCTTGACGCAATTCATCGGTGAGCGGCATACCCGATGCCTTTGCTTCGATGATAATTGTGTCTGGTTCCCAATAACTATACTGATCGTATGCGACTCTTTTAAGTTCTGGAAAGTCCCACCGCCCTTTTTTGCAGTCTAGAAGTAGTAAACAGGGTCGATGTGATCCTTCTTCGGGATGAAACACGCACCAAGTGGTAATAGCAGAGAAATCAGCGGTTTCTTTTTTACTAAACGCCGTATCGTAGCTTTGAATAACGTAGTGCATCTGCGGAACCTCTTTTTTGTTCCAAGTATTCCACCATTCTCGCTTTAATATCGCTCCTTCTTCCGAAGTTGGGTTCTGCATCCACTGTGCTTCCCACTTTGACACTGGAATAGACGCTTTTACACCCTCTAATTCTTCAATTTTCCAATAGCCTGGCCATAGAGGTTTGTTTGACTCTGGAAAAATGGCTGGAAACTCTACTACTTCCCACTGATCTGCGTGATCTTGCGTCTGTTTTGCCAATAATCTGCCTGTTAAATCCTTGGTCGACCATCTTGTCATCACAATTACGATAGCCCCACCCGGTTGTAGACGCTGTCGCGGTCCAGAGCTGTAGTATTCCCATGCGTTGTCCAAGGCCGTTGGACTTAAAGCGTCTTGTTCCGAGTGAATGTCATCGAGAACCAGCAAATCCGCACCCCGTCCAGTCACGGCACCGCCGATACCTGAATAAAACGCTTCGCCCCCACCGCTGGTTTCCCAACGTCCTGCCGATTTGCTGTCTGCTTTAAGCGTTACCCCTGGAAAAACTGTTTGATATTCTTCAGAATCAATTAAATCCCTAACTCTTCTACCAAAACGAAAGGCAAGTTCCGCTGTGTGTGTAATCTGCATGACTTTAAGTTTTGGATTTCTCCCTAAAATCCATGATGGAAAGTAAGTGCTTGCGAACTCACTTTTTGTATGACGAGGTGGCATGTTAATAATTAAACGTTTTACCTCGCCGCGAGCAACTTGTTCAAGTTTCTCAGCGAAAATCTGATGGTGGCGTCCTTCAATAAAATCTGGCCACATGTGTTTGACATACGTCAGAAAGCTTTCTGCGCCATTGCGTTGGAGTTGTTTGGTCCGTAATGCCTCTGTCAATTCAATGAGTTCTTTCGTTGCGTCCGGGTATTGCTCCGCCAAACGTTCCAAATCAATATCCATAGTTAACCACTTTTTTTTCTGCGAAACAATTCTAATCTTATTTTATGTTTTATTTTTGGCTTGGTGTTTTCTTTTTCAAGCGCTTCTAGCAGGTCCTTGGTCGGTGTTCCTCTCATCCAATGATGCACTACCGTAGTCTTTCCAGTCCTGCGATCATAGTTTTTTTCTGAGGGTTTAAATTTAATTGGCATTTTCTTTGTTGTGTACTATGTTTTTGCACCACCAATAAAGCTCACCTTCTCCTAGCGTGTGTTTTATGATGTTGACTCTTTGTGTCACTAATTGCACGTTGCCTATTATATATCCTTTGTTAGGATCTTTTCTATCAATACTGGCATTAAGATCCTGTCGTCCTTCGCCTCCATGCCATGTCATAAACACACCTGATAAAGCACAACATCCTTCTTGTTTGTGCCACAGTTTATTTATGTGGTCTATATCAATATCCCATTCCATATCTACTCTTGCTGTTTTTAGTTTGTGATACACCACAGCGAGATATGATTCTGGCGTATGATTCCTTGCAACGTTTCTTTGAAAAGAGGTGCACCGTTTGCAAACATTACGTTTCTCGCTGTAGTATTCCGATTGTGGAAGTGTCCGATTACAAGTGATGCAGATTTTTTTCATATATAAAATTTGACGGTGGCCCAGGGACTCCTAACCCTTTTTGTTATATAAGCGGTGTTTAAAAATGTCAAATTTTCTGGATATTTTTTGTCTGTCTGTTTTTTGCTCTAAAGATAAAGATAGACAAGCTAGCAAATGGGGGGGATGGGTCTACGACCACACTCCACTTCGTTTCGTTCATCCCCCCCATTTGCTAGCTTGTCAGGGCGACGCACAGAAGTAACGAGCGCGAGTTTAAGAGCCTTTGTCCTTCGTTGTTGGTTTGATTACCATGTACGCTAGGCAAAGGCTCTAAGGCTTGGACAACCTATTGGATTTGATTGTGTTGGTCTAGGTTATGTTGAAGCAACCCTTCACGAAGCGCGCTCTTGATGTCACGAAGTCTCATCGTCTCATCATCAGATGCTGTCCCGTTTCGTTGGTTAACCAACAGTTTGATAAGCCCCATGATGATCTCTACATCTTGCGATGAGATGTCAGCAGTAAGAGCCATGACAGGTATGTCGTTTTCTTGTGTAATGTTTGGCATGTTAGCCTCCCTTTATTTGTTAAGTTCACCTATTATATTACTTGACAATATAAGATATGTCAACTAATATTGTATATAAACTTAACAAAGGAGGACAATATGTCTAATCTACAAAACCTAGAAACAGAAGAGAAGATCTATCAAGAAGTGATTGATGACAACTCATCTGAAATGCAGCTAAAAATTGAAGCATTAAAGATCGCCTTTAGTTGTGATCGTGATACAGCAATTGACATGATTGCCGAAGCAACCATTAACAAATGGAGGAATCAGCAATGATGGAGTTTGCTATAACCACAGCGGTGCTTGTCGCTATTTGTGGAATACTTGCAACAAAGGATTAGTCCCCTAATAGTTCACCACAATCTGTTGCAAGTAGGAACGCCCTCGAAAGAGGGCGTTTTTTTTCGCACGCCAGCCGTCTGGCCAGGCCACACTCTTTTTTAGACAGGACAGACAAGCAAGCGCTTCGCTTCACCTAGCCTAAAGGCCCGGTCTTGCTTGTCTGTCCTCGGCGGAATAAACAAGCAAGCACAAAAAAGGGCCACCCGAAGATAGCCCTTTCACACTAACAAGGAGGCGTTTAGTGTTTGGTTGATTCGTTTGCTTCTGCTTCGTCCAAAGCCTTCAGCGCATACTTGTCAGCATGTCTAACTGCCTCCCTTATTGTGTCCATCGCTTCTTCTCTTTGCTCAGAGTCATCTGCTAAAGCACAGAGAATAAACCCGCATATATGTTTGACTAAGTGCTCTATCAACATCTGCGCATCAGTTGTCTCGCCTGTTGTCTCGCCTCTTTCTTTGGTGAGGTTCAGCATAGTTTCGCCCAACGCTTCTACAGATGTTTGCGTGATTCTAAACACTTCTTCATACTCTTTTTCGTATTCGTCCATGACGCTCTCCTTGTTATTAGTTGAACCTATATTATAGGACAGGTCTTATATAATTACAACACTTATTTTGACCATCCCTTCCATCGCCCAGCCAGGGCCGGGCCGCTGGTATTTTTTGTCAGAACAGACAAGCAAGCAGTCTGTTCTAGGGCGGCCCTCAGAACCACCAAGCGCGCCCATGCTGGATTAATCTTGGTGGTTCTTGGTCGGTGGTCAGCAGATGCTGAACCCTCCGCAGTTTTCAACAAAGTGTTGAAACTCTTTGACATTGTCCACTTCAAAAGGATAGCTAGTTCTAGAGTCTTTGCGCTTTCCTTTGCCTTCACAGCCATTGCAATCACCTTGCACATACTCGTCGTCTCGTTGACCAGTACCGTTGCAAATTGGACACTCGACCAATGGCATTGCTTCAATGGCTCGATCATAAAGGACTTTGTAGCTCTCGACACCACCGTTGTCTAACTCGATCTTCAAAGCGTTGGCAATATACTTGCAAGTCTCTGCGTCGATCTCGTGCCCACTGTTCTCGTGTCCATAAGAGTAATCTTCTTCACTAAGAACCTCAGAACAAAGCTCATAAACATAGTCCCAAAGTGGTCGCCAAAACCAAACATTGTTTCTAAAGTATTGACCACTTTTAGCTTGACCATCAAAATAGTCTTGCCATGCTTTTTCCTGCCATTCTTCTGGCATATTCTCGTCAGGTCGTGGTGCTGCTTCTGTTGTTGGATTTAATCCATATACATCCATTCCCATGTTGTTCTCCTTGTTTGTTAAAGAACCTACATTATACAAAATATCCTATAAAAATACAAACCTTTTTTCACCAACTGCTGTGTTGCGATTTGCTGCTAACGCCGGGCCCAGGCCGCTGCTGGCGCGTTCTTGTCAGAACAGACAAGCAAGCACCAATAGCTACATTACGCGCGCCAGCGGCAACCTGGGACGCTGGGTCTTTTGTCAGAACAGACAAGCAAGCAGGGCTATGATCCTGCTGCCAGGCTGGCCCAGGGACGGCAGCTCTTTTGCCAGAACAGACAAGCAAGCACCTACAGCTACATTGTGTGCACCAGCCGCGGCCCTGGGAAGACGCCCTTTTGCCAGAACAGACAAGCAAGCAGTTATCCACAGGTTATCCACAGTTTTTGGGAAAGTTATCCACAGCTTTTGCCCATGATTCTTCGAGCACGGCCCAAGAACCTTGGTCCCCCGTCCATATAGGTTCTGTTTTTATCCCATGGACGACCAACGACTCGACCTGGGACGCATGATAGAGGTGCATCGTAAATTTTCTGGGGGTAGAAGGGCGGAGGGCCTGTACCAAGATAAAAGCGGGCGTATCTGCTCTCTCTTCGTGATATGCGATCTGGTGCGGCGATAGCGAAACTTTATTACTTTGGGTTACTTTAAGTTCAGCAGTAAAGTACACGCCAGCTGGAGACACCCCCAATACATCGGGAATACCGAGATTAACCCATGATTCAATGCGTATCAGCCGAAACGATTTCAAATTCGTTTTAACTTTTTTCCAAAATAAAGACTCTTTTTTAGCCACAGTAAGTCGAGTGTATCAAACTAGAATAAAAATAACTTGATATATAAGACAGGTTTGATAGACTTGAGTAGTGTAGAGAAATAACTTTCTACACGGATAAACGACGGGTAGTGTCGGTTTCGATTGGCACTACTTGTAAAAACAAACTTAACTAAGGGAGTTAATTATGGACAAAATAAAACACTTAAACGGCGAAATGTTAGCCAGAGCTTGCGCTTTTGCAGCCAAGCCAAAAGACCCACGCTTCTATTTAAGAAGTGTGTTTGTTGAACGCAGAGAAGAGGGAGGTGTTTACATTGTATCTACCAATGGCCATGTTCTTTGTTGTTACACAGATCCTTTTGCAATACCTCACTTGGATTTTGATAGTGTAATGATAGACATTTATCAAGAAAACTCATCTAGGATTAAACCAATCTTTACTCAACTAAAGAAAACTAGTGAAGCTAGAATTGATGTTGAGGATCAAGATGGACAAGGTGGTGTTTCTATTCGATACAACGACGATACGACTTTTGTAAGAACCATTGAAGGGACTTTTCCTGACTGGCAACAGATATTTAAGCAAGAAGTTGAGCATCAAGAAAATGTAAGTTTTGATCCAAAATACTTGGGTTTATTAAAAGACTTTGTATTAAAAGGATCAAATGATTCAGTCACGCTTCTTCGATCTAGTACAGAGAAAGTTAATATCTTTCAGACACCGAATGGAGTTGTTGGAGTTATGCCAAGAAAAACACAGGACCTAGACGACAATGAACTTTTGAGCTCAGAAGTTGCGATTCTTGAAGAGGTGTCCAATGGCTGAATATTACAAACCAACAATAGAAGAAAGCAGTAATGCTTTGTTTAATTGTTTAGATATAAAAAGAACGCTTGAATCACACAACCTTATGAACACCACTAGAGTTCATGGTGGAACAGAGAATGAAGATACACTCGGAGATTTAATATCTGATGTCATTTTATTTTTAGAAAAACTAGAGGAGGTGTCCAATGGCTGAATATTACAAACCAGGCACTCGCAAAGAAGTTGTTTATTCTACAGACGACGGAAGCAAAGGCGCTGTTATGTTGGGTTGGGGCAGAGGTAAAGTGCTGTT